GAGCCTAGGGGCGTCATTCTTTCAATAACATCATTAGTTCTCTTACCAGCTGCTACGCGTGTTTTGTTTGCATTCCTTTCCAAGCTTGAAAATATATCAGATGCCTCAACTCTAGGCACTGACTGATCAAGACGATCCAGCGCCTCTATCCGCTGAGTCTGTTGTGTTGATCTCCTACCACCGACCCCGATGACTGGAATTCGCTCAGAGAATTGCTGAGATAATCTCGACATAATCGATTTAGGCTGAAATATATCTGAAGTCAGAACATCAATACCTTGACGCTCACTAGCTGCAATCACATCTCTAATCTCTACTGCTCGTTGTGGTGTGATGTCTGGCGCTCCTCTAGGAGTCCTTCTCACTCCAAGAGCTGTAAGTAATGCAGTCGGCACAGTTGCACCGATAGCGCCACCAACTGGACCACCTATTTCAAAACCAACATCACCTAAAGTCTCTTCTGCTGCTTCTATGGCTTGAGTTAATGGTTCAAGAGTCTCCCCAACAGCCTGCAATCCCGCCTGACCCGCCTCTGTAGGTGGTTGAAAAGTTAAAGCTTGCCTGGTTTCTTCAACAATCTCTGCAGCTCTCTCTGCGCCTACAAACGGCAAAGCTGTTAGCCCACGAATACCAGCTACAGGCTCAGCAATAGCACCTGTTGCAAGGGTTAATGTAGGCTCGACAACAGCCGCGACTGGTCGACCCTCTGTCGCTCTTTCTTGCGCTATACGTTGACCTTCTGCAGATCGCAAAAGTGCCCCTCTATCAGGTATTGGTTCAACAGTTGGTGCTTGAATGGGGATTTCAGCAAGAGGCTCTTGCGGCCCTACAGGAGCAGCTTGTGGTTGTTGCCCCACACTAGCAAAGATTTGTTCTAACTCTTGCTCTGTTGGGGGAGAGTCGCCAGTAAGCCTTACAGTTCTTCCTGTGCTTGGATCTGTTATTTGGAATGTAGGCATTATTGAACTACCTCAACAGTGAATCGACCAACTTGTGCTGGTTGCTGAACTGCTCCTGTTGGTGCTGCACCGCCTTGAACCTGCCGTTCTTTTTCTCTCAAGAATCCGGCAACAGAACCGCCCCGGTCTAAGAAATTAACCTGCTCTTGAAAATAAGAACGAAGTTTCTCTTGTGCTGCTTTACGATTCCTTAAGTGTTGAATAAGCTGCGGGCCTTCTAATCCAGATGGGAGCGCAATCTGCTTAGCAAGATCAAGTTCGCCTTCAGAAAGAGCCCCAAAGGTAACAGCGCCGATTACATCAAGAGCGAGTTCGCCCTGGATCTGATCAAGTTCAACAGATGCTGCTTTGATTGATGGGAATCTTCGCTCAATCGCACCTGTTCCTGCACCGGCTTCAACCGCTGCAATAGCTCTGTCAATATTATTAATATTTGTGCTGATCTTACCAATTCTTTCAAAACCTGAATCAATTGCTTTAGATCTTGATGTGCCTGTTAATTCTCCAAACTTCTTGCGTTCCGCTACTATTGCCTCGCTTTTGCCGACTTGGTCAGCTATTCCGGCTTGTGAGATAGTTATAGCCGCAGAGCCAACAGCCCTAGGAGATAATCCTAACGCAATTAATGCGGACTCATCCTTCTGCTCAGCTGTCAACCCTTCTGTGAGAGCTGCTCGCTCTCTCTGCTTCGCTGTTAACCCACCACCTAGCGCCAAGTCAGCAATCTCTTTAGCTTTCAATCCTTGCAATATACCCCCAGCAGCGAATTGCGCTCTTTGTTGTGGGCTTGCATTACGTAGCGCTATAGTGTCTTTAGGTGGTAGCTCACCTCGGTCTGCAAAATCCTGAATACGCGCTTCTATGAGTTGATTTTGTCCAGGGATATCGCCTTGAAGTTGTCGTAATTGAAGGCTAAAGATACCTAAACTATCGCTTTGAGCCTGAGTTGTAATATCAGCAGATGCCTGAAGATTTTTTATTAATTCTGGATTCTCTGTAATTACTCGAGCAAATTGCGGAATAGTCTCTAACGGCCCGCCTTTACCAGCGGCTCCAGCAAATTCTACAGCGCGCTGTTGTTGTTGGGCTAACTGTTGCTGTTCTAACTGTGCTCTAGCCTCCTGGCCTTGAAGAGCAGCCTGTTGAGCCTGTAGTACATTTATCTGTTGCCCGCGCTGGATTCCACCAGTAATATCCGGTGTCAATGTGCGTCCATCGATAGGAATAGGTCTTAATGCCATGTGATCACCCAAATATTCCGGTTAATACGCCAGCGAAATCTTCTATGCCGCCCGATTTGGCCTGTTGAGCTCCAAGTATACCACTTGCTCTAGCTGCCGCCTCTGCTTGCTGAAGCTCACCAACACTGCCAGCAGTCTGAAGGCCAAGCTGACCAAGTGTTGTCCCTGCTACTAGACCGCGACCAGATAGCTGCCCCAGCTGTTGTCGTTGTCTTTCAATATCCTGAAGTGCAAAACCAGCACCCTGCTCTACTAACGCTGTTCGAATATTTCCACCGCCTAATCCTCCGATAGCGGAAGCATTCCGCAGTAAATTCCGCTGTGACCTTTCTCTTATGAACCTCTGTCCGGGCGACTCGCTGATCTGTTGGAAAGCTGCTTGTTGCGCTTCAAGCGATCCTAAGCCAGCTAGTGCAGCTTGACTACCTAGTGCAGCTTGCCCGACCTCTATAGACGGTCTAATGTCTCGTTCTGCTCCAGCAAAAGCCTGCTGCTGAATAGGGATTCCAGCTAGAGCCGCTTGAGACTGAACTTGCCCTGCCTGTGTAGCGGCTTTTTCACCACCAAATGAAAAGTCTACTAGTGCCATTATGCTCTCCCTAAAGCGCCAGGGAATGCGCCTAAGTTAACCGTGGGTAATATGCCGCCCTGATTTAAAAATTGCTGTTGTGGCAAGCGTTGTCCTAGTCCCAGTCCTGCTAGTTGTGGCTGAACTCCGCTTTCTCTTGATACTGGAGGCGGGGCCGCTGCTACTTGTTGCCGTATACCACCATCGCCACCCAACTGACCTATGTTAGTAAACTGACGCTGAGCCGATATATCTTGCGGAGTTACGCTTGGCGCTGCTTGTGCGACTGTAGGAGCCGCTTGTGCAGCAGCTGGAGGTGCTTGTGCTTGAGTAGTTGGAGCGCTGGGGTCACTTAATAAACTGCCACCTAATGCTCCGAGTTTTGCCCCAGTCGGTCCCCCCAATGCAAATCCAGCTAATGCTCCAATTGCTTCTGGGCTTTTAAGCTTTTCTACGAACCCCTCTATTTTACCACGAAGATTTACACCTATTCTATCAATGACCTTTTGAAGCCCAGATCTTGGATCTTCGCCAGCAAACGCACCAAATTCACCACCTCGTTGAGCTGCTGTTTCATCTATACCGCGCCTTTGTGCTGCAGTAGAACCACGTATTCCACCATCACCCCCACCTATACCTCCAATACCACCACCGCCGCCGCCGAAGCCAGCTTCTCCTGCACCTCTGCCACCTACACCACTTCTTGCGCCAGTACCGCCTTCACCTGCATGAGACATATCTAATCACCTCTTTGAAACTTGTTACATTGTAACATAAAGTCAGAATTGCTATTCATTATGTAAATTCTATCCCTGTTACACGAAATGCTACTGTATTTCCCGTGGATACTTGCAAAACAATAGTTCCGCCTGGTGGCACTAAATGATTGATAATATCGGGATGGGTATCTGTATCATTTCCCAACACAGCATTAGAAGGAACTATTTTATTGCTTGATGCAGTAGTCCCAGACGGAGTGACGAACACAGTGTAAGTTTCCGTAGTGCCTGTATCATTAGAGGCTGTGAACGCAGTAATACGAGTTCCAGCACCATTAGCAGGCGATGTATAAACCAATGTCTCTGCAGTTGTAGGAGGCCTAACACCATCAACTAGAGATTTATTTTGTGCCGCCATTTAGTTCACCAATATCCTAAGTTCTTCAATTTCTTTTTTGATGCCATTTAAATCTATAACACCATCAAGCTGAAGTTCAATTTCATCTAGCCGCTTGTTAAGCCTGTGAATCTCTGCTTTCAGTCCTAGCACAGACTGGAACTCTGTCTGTAGTTGATCGAAGGCTTTAACTAAAGCGCTGATCTGACCTATTGCAATATTTAAAGTGGAAGATGATTCTTCATCAGATGCTGTAGATTCATTAACCTGACCTGAAGTTCTTTCCAAATATTCCATAAAGCGAATAGTACCAATACCTTTTTCAGAAAGTATCTGGCCACGTCTTGGTGGGATTATCTGCTCTGCCATTATTGAGTCCCCAGTTCAGCATTAGATTCAAGTCGTAATATGTTTCGTTTAACAGGATCGGAACCAGTAAATCTAATTATCCGACTAACAGGGATTCGACCTTGACGCCTCCAGATAGTCCGCTGATTAAACCTTCCTATCTTTCCATAAGTACGGCTAAACTCATTAGAGAACGTCCTTCCACCATCGTCTGAGAAGTCCATGCGGACAATGGGAGTTGATCCTTGACCCGTTGTTAATCCGACACCCGCTTCCATGAATAACTCTATTTCGCCATTAAAATAAGCTACGCCCTGTTGCTGGAATGGTGCAGATGATTTAGACCAGAATAACACCTCTCCATATTCTTCAAATTCATCTAAATCCAACTCACCTATACGTCCGTCTATCTGATCACCAACTAATAGTTTTCCGAATATTCGTAGGAGTGAATTTACCCGCCAACGGTTATCTGTTACGCCTGTCTGTCGTTCATTCCAAGTTGACAACCCGGAAAGCGCTGAAGTTGTTGCGTTATATTCAAAAGTTTTTGAAGGAATTCGTGTAGATGTAAACGTAAATCCTACAAAGAAGTTACCACCTTCTGAATAGTCATAAGCAAAAGCATTAGATAACTCTTCTTCATTAAATTCTTGTATCGCATTATCTATTGCGGATGTGGATATTTTCTGAACTGAACTTGACCCCGTAACTTTCCATATAGCAGCTTGTTCGTTTTCTCCGCCACCGACAAACACGAAAGTATTATCAAATTCACGAAGAGTAAACTTAGCATAAACACCCTTTTGTATGTTCGCGCCCGGTATACGTTGAAACGGGAAACCAGAGCCACCAATGTTTTGGAAAAGTTCAATTGTTTCCTCACCAGCAACAAACAACTCGTTATGGTTTACGTGCAGTCCAACAATTCTATCTGGATTTATCTCTGCTGTTCCGAAGTCTAATGCGTCATAGGTAAATGGATCGTTTAATGCTGAGTTAAAGAAAACAGAACCATCTATTGCACTAAATACAAAGAATCCATCTTTAAATACTACGGTGCTTGATAGGCGATAGTTAGCGTCTGTTATCTGAGTTACTGAATCTGCCACATTGTCATAGACAAAACCTTCACCTGTAGAGATAACGATAACAAGAAACTGACCGTTAGTAGCTAATGATACTTGGCCACTACCTGTGATGGCTCCGTGGTCTGTTACAACTCCTGCTGATGTTAAAGAATAGATTCTGCTCCCATTTATAAAATATGGGACACCTTTCATTACCTGAGAACCACGATTAACTCCTAGAATTGTAGCGCCAGATGTAGAGAATGTTTTAATTCCTGGAGCGCCGAATAATGCACGCCTGTTGAACGATGTCTCAGCCTGTGGAATTATAGGACGTAGGTTTATACAACGCTGAGAATTCAGAGGCGAAGAAGCGCTCTGATAGAATCCTGTGGCTATTTCTAACTGGATTCTAGGCATTATTCAAAGTCCGGTTGAAATAGAATGGATTCGTCTTCTTGATCCCATCCAGTTACAAGGTCAAGTAGTGTTCCAGCTTTTGCGGAAATGCTAGCAGCTTTAGCTTGTGGAACGTCATAATCATCTACTAACAAACTGGCGATGTTATAGACTATCGGCAACAGCCACTCTTGCGGGATATCGATGTTGTTCTCTTTGTCGTCTATATCCTCTATAGATCGCTCAAATGAGAAGCGAACAAAATCGTTTACACTTGAGGCAGTTTGCCAAACATACATACGCCCATTGCCAAGCAGAGGAGAGTAATACGCATTAACGACTGTGCCTTGAGATTCTTTGTTTGTCTGGTTGAAATATTGAGCCCTGGACCATGAGTTAACAGGTATCTCATTATCTTCGGAAAAGGTTTTACGGCGAAAACTAGTGACCCGTAAAGGCCGTTCGATCTGAGTTGTAAACGTGAATACTGTGTTACCCAGCGCAGCTACAGAAGGAATCCCAATGGTGATAGTTATCTGAGTTGAACTATCGACGCTTACAATGGTTGTCCAATGCCTAGTGGCATCGTCAAGCTGAATGCCGACATTATCTGAAGCAGTCATGCCGGTGGTTGAAGTTACTTCTATAACAGTCGATAGAGCAGCTTCTGCAGTCGTTGTAGTCGTACCAACAAAATCATCTAACCGAGTAGCTTCATCACCAGTAGGGCCAATTAAATAATCTGTCTTACCAACATCAAGGAACAACACGCCTTCATCACGCGACCACAGATGCATAGACTGAGACTGCATCGTCTTCAAGAAAAGGTTTAACGCATCCAAACCATCTTGAATCTCTTCAGATTGGAGGGTTTGCTCAGCAACTTTAACGCCTATTTTACTAAACGCACGTTCAACAACTTCGCCTGCTGTTAGCGTGAAATCTACAGAGCCAGATGTTGCCATTATAAATCTTCCTGGGTTGGTGGATCAGAAAAGTCATCAGGCTGTCTTACTCTGGAATCATCAACCGAAACCTGTTCATCTCTGCCTCTGATGAATAACTGAGGGTGTGCCGGGTTCCAGTTACGCCTATGAGTAAGCAAGCCTTTCTGTGTGCCGCTAAGCTTTCGCATATCAGAGCGTTTATGCTTAAACCCTGTAATGTCATCGATAGCATTAGAATCACCAAGCTTAAGGGTGTTCTTGCGGCCTTTGCGTCTCATTACTTATGCCCTGATTTGTGACCAGACTTACGAGCTTTATTAAGAGCAATCGCTACAGACTGCTTAGGCTTTCTTCCCTCTTTACGTAATTGGCGAATGTTAGAAGAAACAACCTTTTGAGATTTACCTCGCTTCAGCGGATTCTCAAGCTGTTCTTGCTCGATCTGATGACCTTTCTCTTGCTGTTCTGTCTCTCGTAAACGACTCATATATCACCTCATTCTGCAATTGAGTTAACACCAACGCTGTATGTGATTGAATCAGCATCAGCGTGTGTCATTACAACTCGATAAATTTCGGGAAGGAAGTCTTGTGCAATCAAATTTGCTGCCGCTGGAATTTCTGGATGCACACGCAACACAGTAGTCCCGGTTGCGGTTATAGCCGCCCCAGTAAGAATGTTATAAAAATTACCAGATAGTGGATCAAAACCGTCGATTGTAGGAACTACTGAGGGAGTTGCTGCAGTGGCTGTAACGTCAATAATAACTTGAATACCTGTTACAAAGTCGTCAGTAACTTGTACAGCTGTTGGCGTTGCAATACGCGCTTCCGATTGATAGAACGAACGGTTATATTTTTCTTTCATTATTCAATCCTCTAATTAGGCGATGTTAAATGTCATATCTGCATCGGTTACTGTCATATCATCAGGCGAAGCTGTCCGTCCTTCAAGAAAGATTCTTATTCCCTCAAACCTAGACAGGTTAACTAAGTCTGATATCTGGGAAGACTGAGCGGTAGTATTCGAGACTGTTACGTTACTGCCCCTGGCACCATTAGTTTCAACAAATGTTGTGCTTGTCTTTATTAGCTGGAGGCTTGCGTTTTGTGCAGAGCCCGTCTTAGCAATAGACGCCCAACCATTAACAATAAGCGAAACATCCTGTATGCCAATGTAAATAACCCAACCAGAAGGACTAACACCAGTTTCATGGCAGTAATAGTTGTCTGGTGTGCCGTCATCAGTGAATGCAACTACAGAACCACCAGAAGTTAACGATAACTGGAAGGTTGTATCTGTCTTATTGACAATAAAATAATTCTGCTTATCAACTAGCTCAGCAGGAAGCCCGCCATCCTCAACTAAGAAAATAATGTCACCATCATTCATGAGGTGATTGAATGGCGCGTCTGATAAAACATTATTAACAGACGTGATCGTATTTGTTGTGTTATCAAACGTGCAGAAGTCTTGAAAGCAAAGCCTCTCTTCCGTCGTTCCATCTGACCAAGTAGCATTTATAGGAACAGCAACATCTACTGTGACAAGATCGGTCACTAAAGCGTTATCCGTTACCTCCAGTTTGCCTTTAACCGTACTATCAGGAAAGAATGTATTATCGGATGCTGTTACCTTAGGCGTAGTCTGATCAAGACTGTCTGTAGCAAAAGCTGGTCATCTTTACCGTTCAGGGTACTAACACAGTCGGACCAGTAACCTTTGACTCATTGGATTGGTTTTCTGGACCAAATGAAACCCTTTTCGATATCAAAAGAGAAATTGAAGAAAGC